GACTTACTCAAATGCTATTTCAGAGCGTCGTTCATTGGTTGATTTCTCACTACGTCCAATCTTGACTGCGATTGAACAGCGTTTATCAATGCCGGATTTCGTAGGTGCAGGAAATGAAGTGCGTTATGCACTTGATGATTTCCTGCGCGGTAATCCTTTGGAGCGCGCTCAGGTTTACGAGATCCTAAACAGAATTGGCGCGATGAGCGTTGATGAAATCAGACAACAGGAGGACTTACTAGCATGAAAATAACAATGCCAGTAACAATTACAGCAAGCGATGCAGAATCACGCATTATTGCAGGACGCATCGTTCAATGGGATTCAGTTGGCAATACTTCTGCTGGTCAGACTGTATTTTTGCCAAACTCAATTACTTTTAGCAAGAACACTAAACTCGTTTTAGAGCATGAGATGACAAAGCCAATCGGTAAGTTAATGGAGTGGTCACAAGATGAAACAGGCATCACAGCCTCATTCAAGATCGCTAAGACAACAGCAGGCAATGACGCATTAGAGGAGGCTGCTACTGGACTTCGTTCAGATTTCAGCGTTGGCGTTAAAGTAGATGCGTGGGATAACAAGGATGGCGTAATGGCTATCAGCGCATCAAAGTTAATCGAAGTTTCACTTGTAACTGAAGGAGCAATCCCAGGTGCAGAAGTGGAAAAGGTCGCAGCAACCGAAACACAAGGTACAGCAGCAACCGAATCAACCCCGGAACCTCAGATCGAGGAACCTAAGACCGAAGGAGATGACCTAGTGTCAGAAACCGTTTCAGAGGCAGTATCAACCGAAGCGGTTGAAGCTGCAAAGTCAGAGGTAACAGCAGCGGCATCACGCCCTGTTTTTTACACAAATCCACGCGTCAATCTTGACGTAACAGCAGGTCAGTACGCAATGGCACAGATCCAAGCATCACGCGGAGACGCAGACGCTCGCGATTTAGTTGCAGCACTACAGGTTGCAACAGTTGCAGAAAACACAGGTATGGTTCCACCTAACTACCTACGCGACGTTATCGGCATTATCGATAACTCACGGCCATTTATTGATTCAATCGAGACTGCAGCACTTCCAGCAAGTGGTATGAAGGTGTTTACTCCAAAGTTGGGAACTAAGGCGACTGTGGCAGTAACTGCAGAAGGCGCAGAGTTTGCATCAACAGACACAACAGTAACCTTCCAGGAGGACACAGTTGTCAAGTTTGCCGGCGCTGGAATCCTAGACGTTGAGTTGCTTGACCGATCTGATCCAGCATTTTTAGATCTGTATCTACGTGAGTTGGCTGAATCCTACGCACAAAAGACAGATGCATACGCAGCACAGATTGCATCACAAAATGCAACTGCATCATCTGCAGCAACAATCTATGCAGCTATTGCAAAGGGTATTGCTGATTCATACGGCGTAATGCGCTCAACACCAAGTCGTCTACTTGTTGCAAACACAGGTGGCGAGGATGGTATCGATTTCGCTGGATTGCTTGGCGCAGTAGATGGATCAAGTCGTCCACTATTCGCAGCAGCAGCACCACAAAACGCAAGTGGTCTTATCACACAAGGCAGCACAGCCGGCACAGTAGCAGGTCTTGGACTTGTTGTTGATGCTAACTACACAGGTGACGATGCAAATGCAAAGCATGCACTTGTCTACCCATCAAACGCAATGCGTTTCCATGAGAGCAACCGCATCGAACTACGCGCAAACGTAGTTGCAAACGGTCAGGTTGAAATCGGTCTATACGGATATGTCTGCGTAGTAAACCGCTACCCAGCAGCGTTCCGTAAGTTAAACGTAGCGTAAACACTTAATCATGGCGGGGGGGTTGCTCCCGATCTCCCCGCCAGCAGTTTAGAGAGGATGAAATGCCAAGTATTATCACAGCATCAATGTTGAGAAGTGTGCTTGGTGTTTCGTCTGCTCTTTACAACGATGCCTATCTTGATGACATCATCGACACATCTGAGGCAGTTATCTTGCCTTTGCTTACAACTTTTGCAGCACCAATTTCAAAGGTTTCGCTGACAGATAATGTCGCAACCTTTACAACAGTAGGAATCCATGAGTTTACCGAAGGACAATCAGTTGTCATCGCAGGATGCGGATCTCCATTTAACGGCACTCGAACAGTCAATGCTGATGTTGATGCATACACATTTACAGCAGACATCACCAATGCCGATGTCCTCGAAAAGAATGTCATCCCTAGCGGATCCGCAACACTTACAGGCGCTTCAACTTATGTTGGAGTTGCAGCGGTCGAATCCGCGATTATCGTAGTTTCAGTTGAAGTATTCCAATCTCGTACTGCTCCAGGCGGACAGATTGAAGGGCTCGATTTTGCGCCATCTCCTTACCGTATGGGTCGCAGCTTGTTTAATCGTGTCGTTGGTCTTTTAGGGCCATACATTGATGTTGAGACGATGGCTCAATAATGCCAAGCACAATTCTTTCAGCAGTTCGTACTCCTCTTGCCACAGCACTATCGGGCGTTACTGCAAACGTATTTAGTTACGTTCCAGAGCAAGTCCCAGTACCAGCTGTAGTTCTCGTACCGGATTCTCCATATATGGAGTTTGATACAATCGGCAAAAGCACCTTTCGATGCAAGTTAAACTTTACAATTACCTGCTGCGTTGCATACAACAGCAACCCTGCATCACAAGATAACATAGAACAACTCATCACAAGCGTTGTGGCGGTTATACCGGCTGGATATGATGTCCAGGTGGTTGATCGACCAACAGTTACACAAGTAGGCGCTAGTAACTTGCTAGTCGCGGACATACGCGTATCCACCTGGTATACGCAGACGGCATAAGGAGAAACCCAATGGCAACAACAGTTATCACGGGTCGCGACCTGGTTCTGACAATCGCATCGGCAGACTACGATGCTCAGACAACTAGCGTTACACTCGTAAACTCACCAACGATCGATGTTTTTCAGACATTAGACGGCAAGGCCTACAAACACGTTGATGACCAGTGGTCGCTTAACGTAGAGTTACTTGCTGACTGGGGCGCTGCCTCATCACTATTTGAAGCAATGTGGACTGCAGCTGATACTGCACCAAACACAACACTTGCTGTATCACTAACAGCTGCAACAGGTGCTGTATTTGCTTGCAACGTACTACCAGTATTCCCAGCAATCGGCGGAGCAGCCCCAGGCGCTCAGACTGACTCCTGGACACTAACAGTAGTTGGAACACCAGCAGACACATTCTAAGCGTAATATCTAACAAACGGGAGCAAAGATGAAACTACCAATAACAATTACATACAACTCAGGCGACTCTGCTACTTATGTGGCGCAGCCACCGGAGTGGGCAAAGTGGGAGCGCGAGACTAAAAAGATCATTTCAGATGCTGATGGCAAAATCGGTATGTGGGATCTTATGTTTTTAGCGTATAACGCTTACAAGCGTGAGAACGCTGGCAAGCCAGTTAAGTCTTACGAAATCTGGTCTGAAACCGTTGCTGATGTAACGGTAGGAGACGATAGCCCAAAAGCCACGAACCAGGAAGCATAAGGCGGATCCTTGTTAATCTAGCAATAGAGACAGGGATACCGATGCAATACTGGGATGATGCAGATGATTTAGTAACCGCAGTTGAGATTCTAAAGGAGCGATCAAATGGCTGATGGACTCCTAAGTGGTGAACGAGCGCAGATCGTTTATGACAAAAGAGAACTCAGCCGGATCACTAGATCATTTAAAGGCATGTCAGATGAGGCTATTGATGCAGCAAAGCGTGAGTCATCTAACCTAGCGCAATTTGCTGGGGATCGAATCCGTCAAGCTGCTGTCTCTGCTCCTAATGCAAACGTCGCTCGCAGAATTGCAGACGGCGTAAGAATTAGTAAGTCATCAAAGATCGGTGAGTTGTCATTTGGTTTTGCTGGTCAGAAGTTTAGCGGTGGAGCAACGACTCAATGGAACCCTGGCAAAGAAGGCGGTAACGGTCTTTTAGCAGGTGCTGAGTTTGGATCAAAGAACTTTAAGCAGTTTGCACCTCGTACACCTCGTTACGGTGTTAGAGGAAATGAAGGTTATTTTATTTACCCAACTCTGCGTCAAATCCAGCCGGAATTGATCGCTAAGTGGGAAACAGCATTTGATCGCATTTTGAAGGAGTTTGATAAGTAATGGCACAAAGTAGAACCCTTAAACTATCGATCCTTGCTGATGTAGATAACTTAACAAAGAACCTAAAAACAGGCTCACAGGATGTAGATACATTTGGCACTAAATTAGCCGACTTTGGAAAGAAGGCTGCAGCTGCCTTTGCTCTTGCTGCGGTTGCTGCAGCTGCGTTTGCGGTCAAGTTTGCCAAGGATGCAATCGTTGCTGGAGAAGCTGCTGCAACTGCCAATGCTCGAATTGAGCAGATCAATAAATCCATGGGCTTGTTTGGCGAGAGTGTCAATGAGGTTAGCCAACGCCTGATTAAGTACGCTGAGGAAACTGCTCGCGCTACTGGTATAGATACCAATTCAATCAAGGCAACACAGGCAAAACTTTTGACATTTAAAGAACTGGCAGCAACGGCAAATGAAGTCGGCGGGCAATTTGATCGCGCGACAAAAGCCGCGATCGATCTTGCCAGTGCTGGTTTTGGTGCTGCCGAAACAAATGCGGTGCAACTAGGTAAGGCACTTAACGACCCAATTAAGGGTTTGACCTCACTTGCCAAATCGGGTGTTACATTTACTGAGCAAGAAAAAGAACGAATTAAAATACTTGTAGAATCGAACAAAATTGGTGAAGCGCAAGCATTGATTTTGGCAGCGATCGAAACACAGGTTGGTGGTACGGCTGAAGCAACTGCCAACGCAACGGACAAAATGAAAGTTGGATTTCAACAGGTCACTGAACGCGTTGGCATTGCATTGCTTCCCATTGTTGAGAAGTTCACTAATTTCCTTTTGGACGTTTTGTTTCCTACATTTGAAAAATACGTTTTGCCAGTTGTTCAAAAACTATCCGACGCGTTTTCAGACAAAAGC